GATAGCAGGTAATGGTACTTTCGAAACTGATCTCGGTAGGGGTACAGGCATAGGTCTAGACGGTGACTACGCTGCCAGCGGCTTCGATGTTTCTAACGTCCTAGCTGGTTCTGGTAATGAGATCATTGGTGCTGGTGCTGGATCGGGTACTATGGGTGGCCGAATTGCTGCATGGCCCAATACTTCTTCTATAATGGGATTCCAGCTTTCGGCTGGTGAGCGTCTTACTGGAACTGGTATTCCAGAGATGACCTTCCACATTGAGCAACAGGCTATCGTAGCTAACACTCGTAAGATGCGGGCTCTATGGACTCTTGAGGCTTCACAAGACCTTAAAGCGTACCATAACCTAGATCTAGAGCGTGAGCTTACTGATCTCCTTTCAAAAGAACTTCAACTTGAGATCGACCGCGAAATCATTGAAGACGTTCGGATGATTGCTTATGGTCTTCACAATACTGATCTTGGTGGAGTTAATCTGAATACAAACCAGGATCGTTACATTAGTATGGGTGATGCATCGCACTTCCCAGGTATTAGCAGGGCTGATGGTGACATTGAGGGTGCTGCTGGATCGAATGTATTCGTTCCCTCTCAGTTCACCTACGATTTTAACGGGGCTGAAGGAACAGGAACTTCTGTTTCCTTAGGGGCTCATATCCCTGAATCGAATGTGTTCATTTGTGATTTTAGTCAGACGGATCTTGGTATGTATCCTCGTCACGTTGGAGAAGTATACTCCAACCTGCTTGCGGTAATCAACCTTGCTTCGCAAGATATTTATCGCACGACCATGCGCGGTGCAGGTAGTTGGCTACTTACCTCTCCTCTGGTTTGTTCACTTCTAGAGAGTGCTTCTAAACTTGAAGGTGGCGTAGAGCGGCGAGATGGTCCTACCAATATTGGTAGGAATAGTATTGAGTACAAGGGTAAGTTTATGGGTCGTTACGATCTATATGTTGATCCTATGTACCCACAGGACGAGATTATGGTTGGCTACAAGGGAGCTAATGCTATGGATTCAGGCTTTGTCTATGCTCCATACATTCCTCTCCAGCAGTTACCAACTATCGTTGATCCTGAGACCTTCCAGCCTAGGAAGGGTATCTTGACTCGTTACGGTAAAGCTACTATCGAGCCATACAACAGGTACTATCGGATTGTTAGAATTGTTGGTCCTACGGCTAACTATCTCTACCAGCCATTCGCTAGGAATACTTCAATTAACAGTGTTGGCGTACCTCGCTAATCTGAAGTAGAGCAATAATACAAGAGAGCTAGGGGAAAATAAAATCCCCTGGCTCTCTTTTTCTTTCCTATATACATTAGAGGGTTTTATGTATAAATACAGAAGTAAATGTAGATGGAATATGCTACTTTATGTTAATGATGATATTGTTGAGATTAGACCAGGAGAATTTTTTGAAGCATCCCACCCCGTTGAATCTCGACATCTTGAGCTTATAAAAGAAAAAAAACAGACGATAGTATTACAAAAAAAAGGCCGATCAAAGAAAAAGTCTTTCACTGAGTCATTAGAAGCAAAGAAAATAAATGGCACGACTAGCAGCAGCACCCAGGGTTGATCCTAAGTTATTAGGATATGGAGATACCTTTGGAGCCTATGGAGGTAGGTTATTAGGGGACACAGATATTTATTCTACAGCTATAGATGCTAGTAAACTAAATATAACTACTCTAGGAGAGCCTGTAGAATTTTCAAAATTTGAAGAAACTATTAGAGATTTTATTTTGGCTAGGCTGGGGCATCCAGTAGTTAGAGTAGAGCTTACAGACTATCAACTGAAGACAGCGATAGATGAAGCTGTTACTAATCTAGATTATCATGCTCCTTTCTGGACTACTCAGGTGGCTTCCTTTGAATGTTCAGGGGGAGTGAACGCTTATATTCTTCCAATGCACATAGCCTATAATTTAAGCTATGTTGTATATAAGAAGAGTCTCCTAAGTATCCAAAACATGGCAGGTTCATTAGAGTTTGATTTCTTTATTAAATATTTTCAGGATAATTTCCTCTTTAGTAACTTTAGTGTTTCTGATTTTTATCTAATGCAAACTCACTTAGAGATGATTAGAAAAGTTCTTAGCCAAGAAGGAGCTTGGGATATTATAAATGGTAATGTTCTACAATTATATCCCACCCCTATTATGAATACACAAACTGTTATCTTGGTTTATAGAGCCTTAGATGCAGCTACCCTTCATCCTTACTATAGAAATTGGATTCAACGATATGCTCTCGCAGTTTCTATGGGAATTTTAGGAGAAGTGCGTGGAAAATATCGGACACTTCCCTCGCCTGGAGGAGGAGCACAACTGAATGGACAAGCTTTGATTCAACAAAGTATACAAGAAAAAGAGAAGTTAAAAGAAGAACTTCTTCATGAGATTGAAGAGCCACCCGCCTTCACAACTTATTAGGAAAATATTATGAATATAAAAATGAATAGATATGTACAAGCTTTAATGGAAAGCACCTCGCCGCAGCGTTACACGCCGCAAAAAGTAAAAATGAGGACCAAAGCCCAAGGGCCACACCCGAGCCCAGGGGGAAGAGTGACAACCACGGGAGGAAACGGAAACGGAAACGGGAACGGGAACGGGAACGGAGGTCAGAGGGGCCAAACCACAACAGGGGCAGAGGCTGCAAAACAAGAGGTAGCACGCCTTAAGAATCCATTACCCGTGAAAAGACCACCAGGAGAGGAACAACAAAAGCCAGCACTAAGAGCTTGGACTGAGTACCAAAGAATAGGAAGAATTCTTTATGAAGTTGCTGAACGTGCTGGTCGAGAACTTTCTTCAGTTCATAAAAGATATGAGGGCATACCTGCTTCTAAGGTGGCAGCCACAAAACCTGGCCCTGGAGGAGTTGATCCGCAAGTTCAGGCAGATGTAGAAGATGAAGCGGCACGAACCAGGGCTAAAGTTCCTGGGTCGAACCCTGATGCTGGACACCTTCTTGCACAGAAGAAGGCGCGGGAGGCTGGACAGAGGCCCACAGGCAGAGGCAAGGGCACATCTAAAGAAGGAACAACTCCCAGAAGACCCTAAATAATTAAATGTCTAAAAAAAATTGGAAAGTAACAACTAAACTACCAGAGCTTCCTGACCTTGATGGTGAGGACAGCTTACTTAGTCTATTTGATCAGAATAATGCTGATATAAATCTTTTCAATTTAGTAGACGATGAACTGATTCGTCTAGCTGGTTCCAAGTTCTATCTATATAAGTATTTTCAAACTGATGATTATGATCCTGTCTACATGGAATCTAGAAATAAACCCGTAGCTAAGAATGCTATTGTGGTACATGGTCATTACGAGCCTATTGCTATGAGTGAGGAGTTAACTCAGTTTGGTATTCAATTAACCAATGATCAGTTATTCACATTTAATAAGAGTTATATCGAGCGTAAGCTAGGGCGTGCGGTAATTCCTGGGGATATAGTTAAGCCTGCTTTCCAGGACCAATCCTATGAGATCTTTGAGGTTGTAGAGGATAGTTTTGAGGCTTATGGGGTGTACCATCTAGCGTGCTCTGCAAGGCTCCTACGGGACGCACCAGACGTACAGGACACTCCTATCTTGGAGGCCTCTGATGAGCTAGGAGGCTACGCAGGAGGTGAGAGTGGCTTCTAGTGGTACAAGCATTGAATCTGCGATTAATATAGATCTATCTACTATTGAATCCTACCCTCCAAGTAAAAATGCTAGTTGGGATACTAGAGAAGGTGGGGTTAGAAAAAAATTGTACAAAATGACCCAGGCTGAGAGTAATATATCTTACGTATATAAAGAACTATTACGTGCAATGATTGTATCTTTTAATGATGTGGGATATATTAGTTCAGAAGAGAAGTTTATAAATATTAAATGTATGCATGCTAATGCTGAACGTGCCGTCGCCAAATTGAAACAAGAAAATAATATTATTCTTCCAGTTTTATCTATTTCGCAAACTACTTCTGATAATGATCAAACGAGAAGACGGTACGACAGCCTGTTGGTGCATGATAAAATATGGAGTGCCGAAAAGAATAGAGCATTTAGAATTTTAAGTTTTGCTCCAAGAGCAATTAATATTAGATACCAACTAAACATCTGGACGAAATATATGGCAGACATGGATCAGATTTTAGAACAAGTAAGAATAAAATTTAATCCTGAGATGGGAGTACCTACTAAATTTTCAACTGCTACTAAAGGATTTATTGAGAGTGAGGATGATGTAGGAAATGTATCAGCAGCGGATAAGGACGATAGAGTATTACAAAAGGCTATAAATATAGTAGTAAGAACTTATATTCCTACTCCTAAGTTCTTAGTAACAGCTACAGGTAAAATCGAAAAAGTCAACATGGAGATTACCTTATAATGCCTGGGCTAGAGCGTGCTGATATTGCCGCTACTTGTATAACCCATCTTCAGACGGGAAGTAATACTGTTTATATAAATGGAACAGGTGCATGTAGAACCTATAGTGGAGATCATGCAGGGGGAGGATTAATACAAGGACCTGGGGCTCAAAATATATTTATTGAAAATTATAATGCTTCTCTCCCTGGCGATATAATTTTACCTCATGCTCCGTGTCCCTTAGATCCTCTTCATTGTGCGGTAACAACTAATATAGTGGGGTCTATGAATGTTTTTGGGGCAACTGGATTTGCTGATGGTACAGTCCCAGATGAAACAGGAATTGTAGCATCTAATCTTGCTATAACTGTTTTTACAATTACTCCTCCCACAGCGATAGCTAATTCTCCTCCATTAGATGTTGATCTAATGCCTACTGTTTATATTGCTCCATCCCCAGGGGTATTGTTTAATTATACTGTAGTAAACTACGGTCCAGGAGATGCGGGTCCATTTACTGTAGGCTTCTATAGGACTCCTACACAAAATGATAATCCCGATGATATTTATCTTAACCCTGCTGGGCCTTTCAACCTGGAGACCGAAGCGGCAGCATTGCTGGGGGCTACTCTGTTAAATGGCGAAGTTGTGGATGGTTTAGCAGCGGGAGAGAGCCATCAAGGTGTGTTTACCTTAAACACAGATATATACTGGAATAATTTAGCTACTACTTTCCCCTCTTATTATGGGGTGTACCCAGATATACACCAGGAGGTAGGTGAACCTAATGAAGCAAATTGGTTCCCTTCTATGTCATTTACAGTTACCTAAAAAAAGTTATCAAAAAAAGTAATTTACTATAGTAAATAAGAATAGGAGACAAAATTATGAAAACCGTTAAAAATGATAGCCTACAGACCTTCACTGTATTTTTTAGTACAGAAAAAGGATGTAAAGAAGTTTGGATGAAGCCAGGGGAGTCTCTTGTTGTCCCTGATCATTATATTAGTGAGCAAATTAAAACGCTTCATCGTAGACGAATTTTTAATATTTCAAACTCTTAGGAGATAACAAATGGTTAATTACGTAAGCCCAGGTGTCTATACTGTTGAGAAGGATATTTCTGAATACACCCCTTCTATTAATACTTCTATTGTAGGGGTTGTAGGTTTTGCTGGAAAAGGTCCTACAAATAAAGCAACTTTAATTACAAGCCAGAATAGTTTAATTAGGAATTTTGGTGAGCCTAGTGAGGGTCTTCCTGGGCAGGCTTTAGAAGGATCCTTAGAGATTCTAGAGCAGACAAGTAATTTATACTTTATCCGAGCAGTGGGTACAGGAGCTACAGACGCATCAGCATTAATGTCGTTTGGTTCATGCCCTGCGGTTCTAGTTTCTGGAGGTCCTAACTCTAGGACATCAACTGCTACATCAGGCTTTGGAATTGATGTGGCGCTTTATCTAAAGATTCAAGTATTTGATAATAATGGGGTGGCACAATATAATACTCCAAGAGAATTCTCTATTCCAACAGGTACAGCCACTTCAGGACAGGCTCAGGCTATTGCAGCAGTTGTAGGAGGATCCCTACAGGCAGATAAGGTCGGGTGTTTTGATAATGGAACGGGTTATACCACATTAGGTTTATCGGGTGCTTTAGTGGGGGCTTATGCTGGGTCGGGAGCTTCCATAGGAGTATCTGCTTATAATAATGCTTCCTTTACGGATGATGGAAGTACAGATGGACTTTCAGCTTTAATTCCTGTAAGTGCTCCTGTGGTTACTGATTATGGAGCTTCATCGGGAGGTCAGGATGGAGCTACAGATACTGGTGCTTCAGCGGTTAGGGCATATGGATCCACCTTCCTTAATACAGGAACGAGTTCTTGTAATTACAGTGTAATATCTCTTTACGAAGGGGCAGGTTATAATCAAGGACTTAGGACAGATGGAACTACTAGTGGAAATGGGGTAGGAATAGAAGATTTCGGTAGTGATCTTTTCTTAGTTAAAATTAATCAAGATGGTGTGACTGAAGAACAATTCCAAGTAAGTCTTCAAGCATCAGGAAGTTTCCTTGAGGATATTATTAATACTGGTGAGACCAACCTTACCTCTGATATAATTAAAGGTAATATTACTTACGAAAATACAGACGTTGCAGTTACGGCTAATGCAAACTATGGAGATACTATATCTAACCTAATATTTGGGAATGATACTGCGGCATTTGATGTGCAAAGTCAATGGTTAGATCCTGTTAAAAATCCTAATGGAGCAGGCACTGCTGTTTCAAATTATGTGCAGGGGAACCTGGATGGCGAAGGCGGGGGAGGTAGATGGATTAAGCTCGTTAATGATACAGGGCAAGCAATGACAGGAGGCAGTAATGGTGCAGAAAATACTGCTGCTCTTATTGGAAACGCTTCTGTAGATCCTAAGACTGGGATGCAAGCTTTGGATGATGAGACTATCAATGTAGGAATTGCATTAGTTCCTGGGATTTATACTCAAGCCGTTCAAAATAATCTTATCACCTTAGCGGAAACTACTCAAGACTTTATCGCTCTGGTAGCACCTCCATATGGAATTGGAACAGCACAGGATGCTATTGATTGGACTAATGGAAGATCTTCTAGTACGGCTGGTTCAAGAACTGCTGCACTAAATAGTTCATATGCTGCTGTTTACTTCCCACACTTAAAAGTATTCAGTGTCTTTGACGGGAAAGATAGATGGTTTGATCCTACTATTTTTGCTGCTAGACAAATGGCATATACTGATGCTGTGGCTGATAGTTGGATTGCTCCCGCAGGATTCCAGCGAGGTAGACTAACCAAGCCTACAGATACAGAATTAAAACTAAGCCAAGGGGATAGAGATGCACTGTACAGTGGTGGTAATGTTGTTAATCCAATCGTTGCTTTCCCACAACAAGGAATTACTATCTTCGGGCAAAGGACTGCTCAAAGATCGCCTACGGCTCTTGATAGAATCAATGTTCGTAGATTGATGATCTATATTAGAAAGATAATTATGGCTTCCACAAGGAGATTTGTATTTGAACCTAATGATTCCTTTACTTGGTCACAAATTGAAGCTCTTCTTAATCCTTTCTTGGATGATATCCGTAAGAGGCGTGGGATAACAGAATTCCGTGTTGTTTGCGATGAGACAGTAAATACACCAGTGAGGGTAGATCGAAACGAGCTTTGGTGTAAAGTTCTTGTGAAGCCCACAAAATCCGCAGAGATTCTTATTTTCGAAATTAATGTAACGAATCAATCTGCACAGTTAGGAAATTTATAGGAGTTTAAATTATGTCACACGGTACACCCAATTCATATTATAAGAGCGAGTTTGATCGTACTTTCGATCATGGTGCTGGATTACCCTGGATCTCAACAGAACTTGATTCAGTAAGAGCTTACCAGTTTGAGGTTCATTTTCAAGTTTCTCCAGGTGTAAACAATGACTCACCTAAATCATTTACGTTAGCTGCTAAAAAGGTAACAGGGTTGGAGATGGCGTTAGAAGCTATCCCTGTTAACAGAGTAAATGATAAAGTTTTCTATCCTGGTAGACCTACTCCTGGGGATATGGTGGTAACTTTTGATAATACTTATTTAAGACGGACAGGTACAGAGCTTTGGCAATACTTTAGCGATATCTACGATCCTCTTACTGGGGAAATGACAAGGCATGTAAACGCTAGTGAGCCTGGAGCTTCTTTTAAAATGAATTTAGTTGAAGTAATTCAATTAGATAATCAAATGACTCCACATGCTTCTGTAGATTTGTTTGGAGTTTGGCCTACCAAATGGTCCGCTGGAGAATTTAATTATTCTACTAATGATTTCCACACAATAGATGTTACTTTTAAGTATGATTTTATGCAACAAAGAAATTATACAGTTTAACTTGAACACGATAGCGTAACCTTGAATAGGCTCAGTCTATATAATTTTAGACTGAGCCTTCTCTACATTTTCTATTATAATATATGGATTATTTTACAGAATTATTAGCGAGTTATAAAAAGCTTAAAAAGAGATCTTTTAAGCTTAGATATATTAGTGAAGCAGAGAATCAAGAATCAGAGCAGCAAAATGTGCAAGATGCAATGCAAGGAGAGACGGTCGCTTTGGATTGGCTTAAAACAAATTATGCACAATTTCAACAAGCTACGTTCGAAACTCCTTGGGCTGGAGAAACGAAACCAGGGACAACAATGAAAGTTTGGCTTGCTGCCGCAGCACTGCCGCGACATGACGCTGAAACAGGGGAGAGAGTGGGTCAACAGGCATCAGAGATACAGCAGAATGTTGTTAAAGCTAGTTCAGGAAAAGAATTTGGAGAGGTAGCCATAGGAGATGGTCAAAGTTTAGAGTTGTCTCCTCAGCTAAAAGCTAGTCCAAAAAATTATATGAATTTTTTAAAAAAATTCATAGGAGAAGATGGAACCGAAGAGACCGACTCTGCTGCGGCTGTAGATGCTGGTGAGGCCGCGAAGGGAGAATTAGGTTTTTTATTTAAGACTTTAGGGTTTATAAACGCTCCAAAATTAACTACTCTCTTAAGAAAATCATTCGAAGCTTTAGGAGTTATTTGTAAAAAGAATTTAAGTGAAGCTTTTAAAAAACTTTGTGCTAAAAAAGGGGCGCATGGGAATGAAGATAGCCCCCAAAGAGGAATGATTGGGGGCAGTGAGTATAGAGGGTTAGAATCTCAACTATCCAAAGCTATTATCTTGAGGATGACGTATGAGGAGGAGGAGGGCAGCGTCCTCGGATGGGGCCAGCGTCCTGCGGGGCTTGAACAAGTTCCTGCCACTGAGGCTGATCCAAAATTAATAGAAGGAGCCCTACAAGCTCATGCTGAAGTTTTAGAGGCGTTAGAATATGAAAGTCCAAATTGTGATTATATTAATGACAGAATTGGATTAGGAAAAGGTGGGAGAGTAATTTTATTCCAGCAAGGCACAGCAAAAACAAAGGGGATCGCAATAACAACAACCCAACTTCAAAAAGCTATGCTCGCGGGTATTAAGGCTAAGGGCTGTGAGGTAGAAAAAAGTGAGTACGCTGGTGGGAATTCTGGGGTGGCTGCTAACGCTCAAGGGCGTTTTAATGAGATTACTCTTGGAGCAGCAGTGGATATAGCTGCGGCTTTAGTTAGTAACAATAAGGATGCATTTAGGGAGGCTTTAGAAGCTTTTCTAAAAGAGGCCAACCAATATCTTAGTGAGCTATCTCAATTAGCTTCTGAATACCCTATTGAAGTAGGAGAAGAAGAGAATTTAGGAGAAGTAGCTAAAAATATTCTTAAAGAGTTAGATGGTAGGTCTGTGGAGGTTGAATCTCTAGCAGTCATGGAGAAAATTGAGGAGCAATTAAACATATTTAGCGATAAAAAAGAATTAATAACATATATGAAAAATTTATTATCTAAAAATATGAAGATGCTAGAAAATATTCGTAGTGATGGAATTATTCCATTAGGTACATCACAAAAAGTAGGACTGAAAGTGGATAGTGCATTTGGGTTTACGGGGGATCCTGAAGATGCAAAAAAGAGGGCGATCCAAGCTGCTGATGCTTTAAATCTTAAGAAACGCGAGGAGAAGGAGGACGGGTCGGATGCCAGGGTAGAAGAAACTACTAGGGCAAAAATTCTAAGTAACCTAACGGGGAAGAATAGAGACAAGGCTGAGAAGAAATTAGATGCTATGGGGATAACAGATGATAAAGCTCCTATTTTTCTAGTTCGTACAGGCCAAAAATTTTCGAAGAGTAGTAGTACTAAACAAGGTCAATTATCTGTATTCCAAGCTTTAATTTCTTCTGCAAGAGAGATGTTTACTAAAGATAAACCTAATGATACTTTGGATGATGAAGGTAAACCAATTGTGGATGATGAAGGTAATCCAATCGCAGACTCAGGATCTAAACGCTACTATGGAGTATTAGATGAACGAAGTGGTTTAAGTAAGGCTGATCGTTCTGCTATGAAGAAGTGGACCGACAAGATTCAAAAAGATATAGATAAACTCGCTGCTATTAGTGAAGATACCCAGGTCTGGGATGCTAATGAGAAGGTTAACACTATTAGCGGTGAACGAGTAGCCCAGACAGTACGAGAAGAATTCCTAGACACCTGGGCTTTGAATAAGATTCCTGAAATATTTAAAAATGTACTTTTAAAATTTAAAGTAAATGGGGACGAAGAACTGGTAGACCTTAGTGATCGGGATAGTCGAGTTACCTTGGAGGAGACTTGTGTGCGTGCTCATATGTTAGAGAAAATAAAGGCAGATAAAGATGAACCAGGGTGCCGCGCATTTTTAGTTAACACTGCTACGCAGATAATCATGGATGAGGGGATAATGTCTCAAATGGTAATGAAACCTAGTGGTGAGTCATTTAGCTATGATCAAACTCTATTAGCAGAAAAACTAGGGCAGGCTCATCAAGACGGTAACTTAACAGTTGAAGTGAGTGGCGCAGTCACTTATATTAAATTTCCTATAAATGGAGAAAAGATTACTTTTAGGATGGCTTTAGAGAGACAGACAGATTCTCCTAGTTTTATAGGTTATGTTAGCAATCGTGATCTTAAGAAGATGACTGCACACATGAAAGCAGGAGAAGAAAATTCTAGTGTAGTCTATGAATTCTTAAGAGGACAACAGGCTTTGTTAGAGAAGCTCCTTACTCCATCCACAGCGAGTCATAACTCTCAAGTATAGATTCAAATAGATAGATATTATATTTAATAATAAATCCATCCTTCTTTTTAGATATTTGAATAGATTTATATTGATCTCCAAACTGTACATGGTCTGGTATAATGGCTAGTGTAGGCTGTCTATCTTGTTTAAATATAACCATAGGAATCTTGTAACATTTTCTCGAATCTTTTTCACATTGGTTTATAAATCCCCAGATGTCGCTACTATAATTATATAAACTATATANGTTTTGGTTATTGTATCCTTTTTTACATTCAATACAATATTTAAATTTTTCTGGAGTAATTATATCTCCATATATTTTTAANTGTTCAGGTAATGAATGGGTTGTAGCAAAAGCTCCTGATCCTGGACTCCGACAAAATTCAGAGGTGTTGAACCTCTTATTAAACATTTTACATATCTGGCG